GAGTATTGCTGGTAACAGCAATCTTATCTGGATATCTATTATTAGAATTTTTAAAAAAAGCGGGATTTCAAAACGCTTTTGACTTTGACCTATTTGAAGATATAGATCAAGAAGATATATAATCTCTTATTGGTCTAGGCTTATATAGGGCTATGTAGGGATATATTTACTTTTGGGCTCTCCCGCCTTTTTAAGGCCACATGCACCCATGTATATGGGTAGATAGCCAAAAGTGGCTTAGAAGGCCTATAGAGCATTTATTAGGGTATTTTCTGCATATTGGATAGATAATAAAAAAATATGTCTCTTCTACCGCCGAAGCACTTTTTTCGCACTTTTTTACACTATATGGATTAAGCGATGGAAGTTATTATTCCATTAGTAACTGTGACTGTTTTACCGTCATTAGATGTAAATGATCCTGTGGCTCCATTAATGTTTCTATTAACCCACGTTCCGCCGTTCCAAACAATTGTATCTCCCGCCGCTTTTCCCGTTAATACAACATTGTGCAGCTCTTCAACTTCAAATCCGTTTTGAACCTTTACAAATATTTCGCCATTATTTTGTTGTTTGCGAGTTACAATTCCTATAAATACTAAGTGTGCTGGAGCTACAGGTTTATTAAGTAGTCCGTATATCAAATTGCCATCAGTTCCAAGCCATACTGGATCTCCAGGATTAGCAGAGTTTGTATTTAGTCCAGCAAGTAATCCTTCTGTAATAACATAACCAATTCCATTTTTAGCAAGGCTTGTTTCTAAAAGACCCATGGTCTTAGATGTTGTCATTTCTATAGTATTGCTTGCTCTATTTACAAGCATGTTTGTTCCATCATTACCAGTAGATCCAGTTACATAAACTGCCTGCCCTTTATTTATTGTTCCATTATAATCACTTTTAACAAGATGTTTTACTGTAGATACAAATGAAGGAACTACTATTGTAGATGGATCAAAAGGAGGAGTCGTAATACGTATTCTTGGTTGAGTCATCCGATATCCAAAATAAACTTAGCTATTGATACTCCAGCATCTCCGACAGCAAATATCTTATCGTTTGGAGCCAGCTCAATTGTAAATGATTGCCCAGGGTATAATTTATGTCCGTATAAAGATGAGGATACGTTTTCATTTCCTAAGTATGCAAATCCAGTTGTCATTATATTTTGAATAGAGACAGCCAAACAAGGATCAATAGATCCAGATAACGTAAGATCCACAGGAGTAGAATTTAAAGCTATAATTTCTTGTCTAATCACCATTACATTATACCGCTTATAAAACACAAAACCCAATCAGAGGCGGATCCGATTGGGTAGTGTTTACACCCTAAGATGTAATATACAGGGAGTCATGGTGGTGACTCTACCTGCATAATATTATTGTAGGATATATGTTATTTTAAGTCAACCGTTTTGTTGATCATTATTCTCAGGCGTATATGATGGGGCAGGACCTAAAAGATATCCTTTATCATGATAGGCGACAAGATTGGATATTTCATCTCCGCCAACAATTTTATTTCCAATTACAGTTAGAAGGTCATATATGCGATGAAGCATAATATAGTTAACCATTGGAAGGTTATCTTCTAAATTTGTTGATTCAATATTTTCTTCAGTCATTTGGTCTTCCTAAATCTTCCCAGAATTTCTCTCTGCCCATACTATCTGTTTCGGCAATAGCCTTACTTTCACAATTACAGTCTTTATCTTCACACATGTTTTTTAACCGCCTTTATAATATCATCATAAAAGCCAAATCCTATAAATTTTTTATATCCACAAGATAAGCAGTAGATATATAAATTGTCTTCTAAATCTTGATTAGGTAGAAGAAGACCCTGATCCATAGGACATTCAAGTCTTGGAACAAGGCCTTCTTCTGAAAGGGCTATATATTTAGATACGTATTGTATCCGTTGCATTAATTCCTCTTATACTTTTAAATTAGTTGGGAACTGCTTTAACCATTCCTTAGCCTTTGGGGTCATTCCCTTCCAGCTTGACCAATCCTTACCGCCATTGGTCATGTAGTACGTTATCTCTGCGTTTGTTACTGGGTCGAATAAGTCTTTATTTGACGTCAGGTTGAACTTTTCTTTTCTCTCAGGGCCTAGGCTTCCGAGCATATTGATCTGAAAAATTCCATATGAACTGTCTCCAGTTTTTCTATTCCCGTTATATGCAAGCGGTCTTCCATTAGATTCCCGTTTTGCAATTGACCAAGCTTGTTTAAGGCCTGTTCCTTCAAATCCTACATATTTCAACAATTTTACAAGTTCAATGTCTGTAAGACTTTCTGATGCTTTGTACTTTGTGGTACTAAACTTCAGTAGGGTTTCGTACTTTATCTGGACTGCCGTTTTTACAACAACAGCTTCAGCTTTTGGAGTTACAGCGGGGTTTACTGAAAATAGAAATAATGTTATCATTGCTATCACAGTCCAGTTATGAACTAGGTCGCTAAAACTCTGTTTTATATTCTCCATTGGCATTCCTCCTTTAGAGATAACGAACTATAATCTTAGCATTGTGAGACAAGTCGTGTCAAGCCAGTCAACCAGAAAGATTTTATGAAAATTTCATTTTTTACGCCTACAATTAACTTAAAGAATTCAAATGGCTATGGTTATGCTGGATTAAACATAGTTGAGTCATTAAAAACTTTAGGACATGACGTGCCTTATGCTGATCCTAAGTCTCCAGTACAAATAAATTTTGCACAGCCAGAACATTACAAAATGCATAGAGGACAATATCAAATTGGATATACACCTTGGGAATCAACTGTAGTTCCTGAAAGATGGAAAGAAATGATTAATGCCACAGATGAAATGTGGACAACATCTGACTGGTGTGCACAGATATTTGAAGATAATGGATATAAAAATATAAAGGTATACCCTCACGGTATACAAGACATTTGGACTCCTAAAAAAAGAGAAGATGATGGAGTAATTAAATTCTTGCATGTTGGAGAACCTGCACCAAGAAAAGCGGGACAAATGGTTGTAGATGCATTTGGATCCTTATTTGGAAATAACCCTAATTACTCTTTAACAATAAAGGCTTATCATAATAACACTACCCGTATATATAATAATATAATAGATAGAAATATTGTTGGATTGCCGCAAAATGTTTATAGTAATATTAAAGTAATAACAGAAGAATTAACTGATAGTCAATTAGTTAGGTTGTATCACGACCATGATGTCTTAGTTTATCCAAGCTATGGAGAAGGATTTGGTTTTATTCCACTTCAAGCACTAGCAACTGGAATGCCAACAATTTGCACGTATGATTGGGCTCACTATAAAAAATATTTAGGACCACTAGCATTAAAATCAGAGCTAGTAGATTCTCCATGGCCCTTTCCACATGAAGGAAAAGTTTTTGAACCAAACTATAAACATCTACTTGAACTTATGAGAGATGTGTCACATAACTTTAAAGCATACTCTGGATATTATTTTGCTCAGTCAACTAAAATACATGAAGAATATAACTGGTTGCAGTTGACCAATAATTCTTTTGAACATATATTTAAAAAATTCTCTTAGGGTCTTCCCTCACTAAAAAAAGTTTGATACACTTATCTCTCACACAAATTTAATTAACTGCCAGAGGGCAGAGAAAAGGTCGTTATGTCTAATACAATTGAAAACCCATATGAAAACTTTATCGCATTGTCTCGCTATGCAAGATGGATGCCAGAAGAAAATCGTAGAGAAACATGGGGTGAAACTGTTGATAGATACTTCGACTATATGCTTGGACATTTAGAAAAAAATCATTCTTATAAACCAGACGAAAAACTAGTTAATGAAATAAAGACACAGGTCTTTAATCGTAACGTAATGCCATCAATGAGATCTGTAATGACTGCTGGAGCAGCATTAGATAGAGATCATGTTGCAGGATATAACTGCTCATTTGTTCCAGTAGATAATCCTCGTTCATTTGATGAAACAATGTATATTTTAATGTGTGGCACAGGCGTTGGATTCTCTGTTGAATACAAGTATGTTAACAAGCTTCCTGCCGTCCCAGAAAAACTTGAAAAGTCAGATACAATAATTGTTGTAGAAGATTCAAAACAAGGTTGGGCAAAGGCATACAGAGAACTTCTTGCATTGCTTTGGACAGGACACATTCCAGCAATTGATGTAAGCAAGTTGCGTCCAGCAGGTGCAAGACTTAAGACAATGGGTGGACGTTCATCGGGCCCACAACCATTAATTAATCTTTTTGATTTTACAATTGCAAAGTTTAAGGGTGCAACTGGAAGAAACCTTAAGCCAATTGAAGCGCATGACATTATGTGCAAGATTGGAGAAATTGTAGTTGTTGGCGGAGTACGTCGTTCTGCTATGATTTCGCTTTCTAATATTAATGACATTGAAATGGCACAGGCTAAATCAGGTAACTGGTGGGAAAATAATTCACAACGTGCACTTTCAAATAACTCTGTTGCGTATTCTCGCAAACCAGAGATGGAGCAGTTTATTGCAGAATGGAAATCTGTTTATGACTCAAAATCAGGCGAACGTGGTATCTATAATGTGGCGGCGGCACAGAAGCAAGCTGCTAAATATGGTCGCAGGGATCCAGAAATTCATTATGGCACAAACCCATGTTCTGAAATTATTCTCCGTCCTTATCAGTTTTGTAATCTTTCAGAAGTCGTATTACGTGAAAAGGATACAATTGAAGAGGTTGCGAATAAAGTACGCCTTGCTACAATTCTTGGGACTTGGCAATCAACACTAACAGACTTTAAGTATTTACGTAAAATTTGGAAAGACAATACAGAAGAAGAACGCCTATTAGGAGTTTCTTTAACTGGACAATTTGGACACAAGTTTTTTTCAGGTAAACAAGATATTAATAAGCTAGAAGAAGTTCTTGTTCAACTACGTGAGTATGCAAGAACAACAAATACAGAAGAGGCTGGGAAAATTGGGATTCCAGAGTCTGCAGCAATTACATGCGTAAAGCCTTCTGGAACAGTATCTCAATTGGTCGGGGTATCTTCAGGAATGCATCCATGGCATTCTGAGCATTATATTCGCACAGTTCGTGGGGATAAGAAAGATCCAATTTCTACATTCTTAAAAGAAGTTGGCATACCAGTAGAAGATGATGTAATGAAGCCAAATGATACATATGTATTTTCATTTCCAGTAAAAGCACCAGAAGGTGCAATTGTCAGAAATGATTTAACAGCAATTGATCATTTAAATATATGGCTAGTATATCAACGTGCTTGGTGTGAACATAAGCCTTCAATTACAGTATCTGTAAAAGAAGATGAATGGATGGAAGTTGGTGCTTGGGTTTATAAGCACTTTGATGAAGTTTCTGGTATTTCATTCCTGCCACATTCAGATCACACATATAAGCAAGCACCATATCAAGAAGTATCTAAAGAAGAGTATCAAGAACTTCTTTCAAAGATGCCAAAGTCTATTAGATGGGAAGATTTATCTTTCTATGAGACAGAAGACGGCACATCTGGAACACAGACACTTGCGTGTACATCAGACGGAAACTGCGAGATTGTAGATATTTCAGCTTAGTGGTAAAATAGTATTGGGTGTAAGCCCAAAATTCCTGAGCACCGTGCTCAATAAGGAGGATCAATGAAAAAAGATCTCAACAATGATGGAAAGGTAACTATGACAGAACAAATTCTGGCAGGGTTAGCAAGCTATGGTCGTGCATTTTTATCAGCAGCCATTGCACTTTATATGACTGGAAATACAAATCCGAAGGACCTTCTAATGGGTGGAATTGCAGCTATTGCGCCAGTAATTTTGAAGGCATTAAATCCAAACGACAAGTCATTTGGCTTTACAAATAAAGCATAAATAGAAATACGATTAGGATCGCTCCTATGCTAAAATAAGCATAGGAGTTTTCCTATTTAGGAGTACTAGCAAATGGCAGGACAAAATTTAGAATCAAAAAACTTTGAAGTAGATCAAAATACAACTTTTAGTTTTCAGATTCAGTATACAGAAGATGATGGCGTAACACCAATAAATATTACTGGTTCTACCGCCAAAATGCAGGTCCGTGATACACAAGGCGGAACCAAACTTGCTTGTACCCTAACTTCGCCTTCAGGCGGGATAACCATAGATGGTCCTAATGGACTTTTAACTATCAAGATGACTCCTACTCAAACAAATAAACTGTTTTATCCAAAATCCGCTTATGACGTTATGCTTGTTGACTCAAATAGCAATAAGATAAAGTTATTAAAAGGATTTATGACATTGAGTAGATCGGTCACTATATAATGGCAATTGAAAAAGTAATAGTTCAAGAAACTAGAAATAACGTAATAGTATCTTCTCCTGGCCCACAAGGTCCAAGAGGAAGAACAATATTAAATGGATCAACAACACCAGCTAGTAATTTAGGACTGACTGGTGATTTTTACTATAATACAGTAACTACAGATTTTTATGGCCCAAAGTTGTCAGACACAACATGGGCTGGAGCAACAGTAATTAAATTTATTCAAGAAGGTGCAGATTATGCATACTCTGTTTCATGGGAGTTGGCCCAAGTTCAAGGAACTGGAACAAATCGATATGTAACTATAAACCATAGTCTTGGCTTTTATCCAAATGTGACTGTTAAAACCAGCGCAGGAGATGTATTGGAAACAGGCATAGATTATAATAGTATTAACCAAATAACACTGACAATGGCTCAACCATTTGCAGGGACAGCATACCTGTCTTAAGGAGATAAGAAAATGGCAAGATTATTCGTAACTGGCATTAATCTGAATAAGAATGAACTTCAGAATGCTAGAATTCAAAACCTTAGCTCTGCGCCGTCCAGCCCAGTAGCAGGTCAAATTTATTTTAATTCAACAGACAACACATTATATTTCTATAATGGCACTGATTGGATTCCAGCTTCTGGTTCAACAGAAGTAATTCAAGATTTAATTGGTAGTTCATTAGTCGGTGGAGTTGGTTTAACAAGAACATATAATGATACTACAGGCGAAACAACAATAGACCTTGACAATACAGCAGTAACACATGGATCATATGGTTCAACTGCAGCAAAGACTGTAGCCTTTACAGTAGATCAACAAGGTAGAATTACCGCAGCATCTGAACAAGATATTCAGATTGCAACAAGTCAAGTTACTGGACTTCAAGAATATATTGAAGATTCTGTTAACACAGTAGTTGCGGCTGGAGAAGGAATTGACGTTTCTTATAACGACGCAGGAAACACTTATACAGTTTCAGCAGAAGATGCATCAGATACCAATAAGGGTATTGCATCATTTAGCGCAACAGACTTCGCAGTTTCAAGCGGTCATGTAACATTAAATTCTGAAAGCGTT